AAATTTTACAGTCGCAACAGTCCCTTCTATTTAGGAGTTGTCGCTTGTTTGCATAACACCTCAAGGGTAAGTTGATGTCTTTTGCAAAGTAGCGTACTAGTCTATCTATGAAAATCATATATAATAGTTTCTCTCTGACCCAATCTCTATCCTCCTTAAAAATTTTAGAGAGTTTGGGATCCTTACGCTTGAAGAGGATCATGAGGACATTTAGGCGACGGAAAAGACCGAGAGGTGGTTCTCCAGCTCGCACAACGCGCATGAGCGCACGATGTCCTAAACAGTTGCAATAAACTCCCACCTAAGGTCGTGGCATATCTTTTTCCATATGACGTCTTGTTGGTACAACTTATCTTTTGATTTGAGGAGTGGAAAATATGTGAGGTATTCATCTTCTTCCAAGAGTTCACAAAATTTATAGAGGACGTAGGAATAACTGAGAAAGTTTTTCCTCTCGGTCGGGCAGTTATTATCGAATGGTTTTTGTATATCCTTGAACATAATTCGTAAACGTTCTTCTAATTCTTGGGGCATACTGGGAGGCTTTATACCATTCAAAATATTGGTGATATAGGGAACGTGCTCATAAAATTTATTTAGTCTCAATTTTTTCAATAAAGATCTAATTTTTGCATGCGTTATGTCCTCGAGTTTCTTAATTTTTATTTTTTTCAACTCCGATCTCAATTGTTCCAACACTTCTGGGGGAATGCAAGTCATTTCTTGTGCCTGAAATTGTGACAACCACTCGTTAAAATGATTTTCTCTTTTATAAGAGTAATTTACAATTTTTTCAGATGTCTCTTGTTCCTCTCTATATGTCAACTCTTGACTAATTATTGATGTTATGACGGCACCACACGAATCGCATACTAAATCACTTGTATCGTGAAAATGAACTATATTACTATATGGGCATTTCTCACAATAATCAATTTTCTTTTCAATCGGTCTATGTATATTATGTTTTTCAACTTCCACCAAATAATCTGTGAAGATGTCCTTTTTTTTTAGACCGACCACCTCTTTGGCATTAAATACATTATCTGTATTTACCTCTGTAGTGCTTTCGTCTATGTATCGGTTCATATAGGGCATACATTGCATCACGTAGTCAGACAATTCACTTTCATACCTATTTTTATTGGAGGGATCCTCTTTTATACATTCTCCGAAATATTCGAGCTTGTTATTATAACGACTTAAAAAGTTTCCCTCCATTATATATAAAGAATGTTACTTAAACTTTTAAGTATAGTTTTTTTCATATTCAGGAAACTTACTACCTACCCTGATTACTACATTACTTCAGAAGAGATTGAATATGAACTTGAACGTGATATAAAATACCAGGTTGAAGATAAATTCTGGGAGGACGAAAGTAAAAGTTGGGATGGTATTTTAGACCAATATCACGTAAACGTTACAGGTAAGAAATTTAGACACACATCTATCCCCCAAAATGTAAAATATGTAATTTTAAGAATATCTTATTCATTCAACGGTCATATTTACAAGGCTATAACTAATGATATAAATTTCAAACCCGGTGAAGACACCGATACTACGATGTCTTTTAATGTTCCATTGACTAGTGCATGGTTAGTGGATCACGATGATAAACCAGTTCGGGACGTCACTGAAAAGGTAAAGCGTTATATTGGTCCGAGGGGGGATTTCCACAAACAGAATGTTTCACTTTATCACTTTTTATATTACGATATTGAAACACTAGAAGAAAGATTCCCAAAAATAATAGTTAAAAATACTTTGGGAATGAAAAAGGTAATTTCCACAATAAATGGTTTTACAACTGATCTTCGGAGACTTTAGTTGCCAGGTAAAATTTAAGTTCCCCCAAATTCGCGACATTATATTTTAAAATCAAAAACCTGTTCCCATTTTCTTGTATAATTTGCACAGATGCACACATACTCGTCGCCTTTGTAAAGATATTCAAGTATTTTAGACTGTAAAGTCCAGTTATAGTGGGGCTATCATCAAGTGCATCAATAGTTGTTTCTTGGTTTGCAAAGTCGCCACTACAATTGAAAGAAATTGAAGTTCCCGAACGTTTTATCTCGATTTCGGAACCAATATTTGACATGTCCCTACACAATCTCTGAAAATCTACAGACGGTAACGTTGTGATTGTAGTCATATCTATTTCAGGAACTTCGATGCGACTTTCATTTATGTCTAAAAGTTTTAATTGAAACTTGGTATTTGTTTTTTTATTTTCACTCAAAATTTCTATGTCCATAAACTCTTTAGACTTTATTTCAAGTTTGAGAACATCGTTATTTGTAATAGTTTTTAAAAGTTTAAATGTGTTTGAAATATTTATACCAGCTATGATTTCCTCTTGAATGCATTCATATTCTTCGAAGTTGTCGGCTGCCAAGAACATATCAATAAGTGAAGTTCTCGCTGTATCCAAAGTCACTATATACATCCCAGATGGTTTGAAATAAATATTGACATCATTGAGTATGTCTTTTAATACTTCAAATGTAGACTTAAAAGCGGCTGCTTGGATTGTCACAAACTTCATATCTAATGTATATTGTCAATCAACTCTTTAAATCTGTATATGTTTCACCTTTACTAACATCCCTGCTAATCTTATCCTGAAGTTCTTTGGTCATCGCGGGTTGTAGAGATTTTCCATATTCATCCAATGTAAATATACCACTTTCACCATTACCATCAAGGGACGTCATACACGACCATCCACCAAGATCACCACAACCTATCTCCTTTGCTGGAAGAAGTGATTCTAACCAATTTCGTATTTCATTACCTACGAGAATCTTCCCATTTTTAGTCAACATAGTGGGGACGCGGTTGATCTTATTTTTATAATTTGAAGGTATGCCCTGTGTATTTACATTGTGGTAATGAACAAGTTGTTTTAGTTGAGTGTGACTGTTTATATACTCAACAATTTCCATAGAATGTTTACACCTTGGACTAAATATCAGAAGAGACATATCTACTATATATTTTGTATTTTCTAAAAAAAAATTCACGCGTAATAGTAAAATGAATTACATATTGATATTTGCTTTGTCACTTATTGTCATTTTCATGATCAATACACGTGAGACTTTCAAGTCACAGAGGACTCTATATGACGATAGACCAGATCTCAGTAAGTATACAGAATCTGAAGCCAGTGTAAATAATGATATGATACAGGAGTTTATACTCAAGGCGAATGCAGAGATTTCAAAGCGTATGGGTGTTTGCACCTATATAATTGAAACCAATGCCGTGAAGAAGTATGTTGGCGAAGAAAATGACATCTACGAATGTATGTTTATGGCTATTAAGAATAGTGGGTTCGCATATGGGTTTTCCATCGTAGCTTCATTTAAGGTTGAAAACAATAAGATAAGTCTCATCGCAATCCGTTCTCAACCCATGAATATAGAAGCGCCGGGTAACATTGGTCCATTTGCAGATGATTCAAGTGCCAGCGAGTTTGTGAACTTCAAGTTGGTGAAGGAAGTCTCTTCCCCTGATAAAAGTGAGTTGGATTCTGTAAAAAATAATTTCAACTAAAAGTAATGATTAGCATAGATGACATCATAAAAATTGATGATAAACGAAAACGAATCAAAAAAGAAATTTATACAAAAATTTATGAAATGTTTTCAGCAAAAATTAAACGATCACTTGAACTGGGACACAAACAACTTTTTATGACTATTCCGATGTTTTTAGTTGGTTATCCCTCATTTGATAGAAATGCCGCAGCGAGGTATATCACCAGACAATTTTCTTTGGGTGGTTTTTCGGTTAAACTTGTAAGTGACTTTGATATCTACATATCATTAATTGTCCCCAAAAAGAAAAAGGAATCATCGGGAGATGTATCAGATTTCCCAAATCTTATGAATCTCAAGAAGATAGCTAATCAATACAGGCGGGGTGCGTAGGAAAAACTATTTTTAAAAACCCCCTTAATCATAAATGGACAATTTGAACGTTCTCGTTGAGGCAAAGAAAGAGTACTTGGGACAGCTCTGTCTCATCATGTGCCCAGCTATGATTGAAGTTTTTCATGATATGTATAATGAGGCGGTGGCTTTATCGAAGGGGAGGAAGGTTCTCGTCATGTACCAGAAGCTCCTCAAGGAGGTGCCAAATTGGTCGAACGCGATGTCTAAGCAGCACACGGATAATATTTCCGATCGATGTGCTTGGTTTAGTGATCTTTTAGCGGCGGTATTTGTTGCGTGCACCAAGATTCTTTCCGCTGTTCGACTTAAGACCGACAATAAAAAGATTTCACTAAAACTTCCCACAAATGAAGTGTTTATTCAGACGTGTTACAATAATGTAGCGAAAGACATTTACAAAGATCCCTACATCTTCCACGATGAACAGAGTGAATATATTCGTGACGAAAAATTGACTTCCAGAATTTGCATATGTATCGAAAGCACAGTCAAGGAATTAATTCCAGTTCAACAGATTTTACAAACATATATGTCCCAAGAATCTCGGGACATTGATTTGGATGGGGACGTTGATGATTCCCCAGATCCAGATGTTATCGATGATTTCAATCCAGTAGAAGAAACGGAACCGGAACCACTCGCGGAACCAGAGCCAGAGCCACTCCCGGTTGAAGAACCAACCTCAGACGAGATGATTCAGCCTACCGGATTAGAAAATGAATTCAAGACGGTTCCAGGGGTTCAAGCTCCCGAGCCAGACTTCCAAGCGGGTCCAGGTCCAGTAGAGCAACCCCACGAAGATGAGGGTGTCTTATTTGGTGATGCACCAGACCATCGTATAAAAAATCCCAGGTATAATTAAATGGAAATCACTGACTATTTACGTGACCCTGTGAGCGCGGGATTGGTAGCTGGTGGTATCACCGCTGGATATATTCATCTCAAAGCTCATTTAAACAATGAGGGTAAACTTGAACTCAACAAATACGTAAAACCCGCTCTTTTGGTTGCGATTCTTGTATTTTTCATCGTGTCAAATGGACTAGGTAAGAAGGAATCTATATCAAATGATCCTTTTTAAACTTAAAGATAAAAAACTTGTAATAAGAAAATGGCGTCCGTTACCGCGTTTAACGACATGATGGGTCAATTTCTTGTGGAATTGCACAAGACTTTTCCAGATGAAAAAGGCATTAAGAAGATGTTAACTTCTTTCGATTTACTCAAAAGCACAAACCCACGTTTAGTTGTTGATGGGTTTATGAGTGGTGTATCCCCATATTCCGATAAAATTTCATCCAAGGATGAAACATTTCTCCTAAAAGAGATTGAAACGATTGACATGTTGAAGGATCTTGACATCAAGTCGTATTGGAATCGTATGAGTCAGAACACGAAGGATGTTACATGGCAATATTTACAGACACTGTATATGCTTGGAACTACCATCACATCCATTTCGGCGGACACACTATCCCAAATTGAGGAAATTGCAAAGGGGGTCGCTTCCCAGATGGAGGGTGGTAATGGTGGAGAACTTGATCAGGATGCTTTAATGAAAATGATGGGTGGTATGCTTGGTGGTCTATCAAAAAAATAAACCTCCTCATATATTAAATGAAGAGTTGGTTCGATAATCCTCAGGAACTCGTCAAAAATGATAAGGTTTTGGAATTTTGGCCTACAGGGGAACAGACCCCCGAAGAAAGAGTGAATGCGGCGACCCGATTCATAGTTTATGTTTGTTGTGCCATTTATTTAATTCGCCGTGACCCCCGTATTTTCATTTTGGGAATGACAGCGCTTGGTGTTATTTATGTTTTGTATACTTCACAGATGGTTCGTGAAGAATATAAGGAA